ATAAGAATGTACAGACCAATCGATGGAAAACCCTCAACAAATTAGTCAACAAAGATACATGGCTGTGGATGATGACAGGTACACCTGCGGCACAGAGTCCAACTGATGCGTACGGCATAGCTAAACTTGTTAACCCCAATGGTGTACCTAGATTCTTTGGGTCGTTCCGAGATACAGTAATGCAAAAGGTAACTAATTTTAAGTGGATACCAAAAGAAACAGCTACGGATACCGTACACAAAGTATTGCAACCTGCTATACGTTATACAAAGGAAGAGTGTTTAGACTTACCACCTATGGTATATGTCAAACGTGAAGTCGATATGACTGCACAACAAAAGAAATACTATAAAGAATTAAAGAGTAAGATGATTATGCAAGCGGCAGGGGAACAGATCACTGCGGCAAATGCAGCTGTAAACATGAACAAGCTACTACAAATATCATCTGGTGCTGTATATACCGATACTGGCGATTCTTTGGAGTTTGATATAACCAAACGTTATAAGGTGTTAAGAGAAGTTATTGATGAGTCTAGTAAGAAAGTATTAGTGTTTGTGCCCTTCAAGCACACCATAGACTTACTGACTGAGAAGTTAAGGAAAGATGGTATAGCCACTGAGGTCATACGTGGTGATGTAAGCGCACCTAAACGCACTGATATATTCAAACGCTTTCAAGAACAAGACGACCCTAAAGTTTTAGTAATCCAACCACAGTCTGCGGCACATGGTGTAACACTTACAGCGGCAAACACTGTAGTGTGGTGGTCGCCCACTAGTTCACTGGAAACGTACGCGCAAGCGAATGCTAGGGTACACAGATCAGGACAAGATCAAAAGTGTACCATCGTACATCTACAAGGGTCGTTTGCAGAGCGTCGAGTTTATACCTTATTAGACAACAGAATAGACGTACATACCAAGATGATCGATTTATACAAGGAAATACTTGACTGAGCCACTATTTTACGTTATGGTCAATGTCCCTTTAACAAAGGAGCGTAAGATGAGTGATGTACCAAACGCTGAGAAGCTAACTGCTGTCTACCTAAAGATAAAAGATAAGCGTAGTGAGTTATCAGCAGAGTTTAAAGAAAAAGATGCTGAGTTATCCGATCAGTTAGATAAGGTAAAGCGTGCTTTACTGGACTACTGTGAGGAACAAGGCGTTGATAGTGTAAGGACTTCGGAAGGGTTGTTCTATAGGTCGGCTAGAACACGTTACTGGACAAGTGATTGGTCTTCAATGCACGAGTTTATACTTGAGAATGAAGTACCAGAGTTGTTAGATAAACGTGTCAATCAATCTAATATGAAGCAATACCTTGAAGAAAACCCAGACCAAGTACCAAAAGGTCTTAACGTAGATTCTGAATATATTGTTTCAGTGAGGAGAAAGTAATGGCGGATAAATATGTAACCGCAGAAGAAGTGGCAGATAAGTATAGTATATCTGTACACGGTATACGTGGGTGGAGGCGTAGAGGTATTGTACCTACTCATCTTTATATAAAGATTGGTGGTCAGTACCGATACGATTTAAAGGGCTTGGAAGAGTTTTTCCGAGGCAACACCGCCCAATCTAAAAGCGAAGAGGTAAAGGAAGACACTAGAACCCCCCGCCAAAAGCTAGATGACTATTCATTAACAGGTAAGAGTGAAGAACTTAAAGCCCAACTTACCGAAATGGATTTTGCAGCAGACGAGGACTTCTAGTGAGAAGGTTAAGCATACGTGGTGGTCAGTTTACATTAATGAATGATGGTGAGCATGAAGTCTTGCCCCATGATAGTGTAGATGTAATCATCATAAATGCCGCGCCTGTATCAAGATCATACTTTGGTAATCAGTTTGACCCTAACAAGTCTACTGCACCAGTCTGTTGGTCTGATGATACGCAAAGACCATCACGCAATGTACCACAGGATAACGTGCAATCAGGTAGGTGTATGGACTGTACACAAAACGTGCGTGGTTCTGGGGAGAATGGTGGTCGGGCTTGTCGGTTTCAACAACGACTAGCTGTTGTATTTGAGGGAAACCTCGATGAGGTGTATCAGTTGCAGATCCCTGCCAGTACAATTTTTGGTAGGGTGACTAATGGTAATATGGGTATGCAAGAGTATGCTCGCCATTTAGCCGCACATGCTACATCAGTTATTGCTGTCTTTACGAATATCTATTTCGATAAAGACAGTGTTGTACCTAAACTTTACTTCAAACCTGTACGCCCTGTAGATACAAAGACAGGATTAAAGGTGGCTGAAATGGTAGTGCACGAAGATACAAAGGCGGCTATAACATCTATAGTCCCTGTGTCTGGTGAGACTGCATCACCTTTTGCTGTCGTTGAGGGTGGGTTTGAGTTAAATGCGAACTAACGAAGGTAATTAATTATGGCTAATCAAAATAGCTCTTATGTAGTACAAAACGTTGAGGCTCTTTGGCCTCGTATCAATAAACCATATCGCTTTGACAATGCAGAGAATCGCACTGTTCCTTGTGATCCTTTTGAAGATAACGCTAAATACGAAATTAAGTTTCGTATGAATAAAGATCAGGCTAAGGCTTTGTATCTTGAAATGTGTAAGGCGTATGAAGAACGCAAAGAAAAAGGGTGGCCTGAGAAAGTTGATAACCCATTCACCAAAGATGATGATGGCATGTATACCTATAAAGCATCATTGAAAGGTGCGTATGGTAAAGAGGCTACACTTAAACCTGTACAATATGACTCAAAAGGAGCTAAACTACCTAACGATTTCATGTTGACAACTGGAAGCACTGTAAACGTAGCTGTCGTATTTGTCCCATACAATATGCGTGAAGCAGGAATCTCACTACGCTTACGTGCTGTGCAGGTTATCAAGTATGTACCAATGGAAGCATCATCTCCGTTCGGTGCTGTTGAAGGTGGCTTTGAGTTTAAAGCCGAGGACGACAACCCTTTTGAAGTTGTAGAAGCTAAATCTACCACCAATGTTATTGAGGGTGAGTTTGGTGATACACCTGAACCTAAGAAAGTTAGCAAAAAGACTACACCAAAACCAAAAAAGTCTGATGCTGACATCGCGGCAATCGTAGACGACTGGGACGACTAGTCCCACAAACTTAGCTAGGTATAACCGAAAAGGGGGCAACCGCCCCCCTGCTATCTTCACCCTCGGAATTAGGAATGTATTATGGATGCAGAAGTATTTTTGCGACACGTCACTGGGGACGACGGATACTACTGTTTATTTGCGGTTAAGTTAGGACAGAACGATAGACCACAGACGTTTCATACAAATTATGATTCGTTACTACAAGAAGCACGTAAGTTAGATGCTCGTGGGTACAGCCCATACTTTGCACTAGCTACGTTTGAAGAGAGTGGTACTCGTGTAGCCGACAATGTAAAACAGTTAAAGTCTTTCTTTATGGACATCGACTGCGGGGAAGGCAGAGATTATCCAACTAAACAAGAAGGACTCCAAGCCCTACAGAGATTTTGTAAGAAGGTTGAGTTACCACGCCCATTGTTAGTTGATTCTGGCAGAGGGGTGCATTGTTATTGGCCTTTGTCTGAAGCTGTTAGCAGGGACGATTGGAAGCCTGTAGCAGGCCACCTAAAGCAGTTATGTAAGAATCATGGGTTTACTATTGATGCGTCAGTGACTGCCGATGCGGCTCGTGTACTGCGTATACCTACAACACACAACCACAAGACTGAGCCACCTACGGAAGTAACATTCTTTAGTGAGCATGTACCTGAAGCGGTAACTCTTGATGAGTTTGCCAAGTGTATTGGCGCAGACCAAGTGCCTAAGAAACAACCTGACAACCAACCTGCCAATGCAATGATGGAAGCATTGATGGGTAACAAACAGTTTAAGTTCAAAGATATTATAGCTAGAGAATCTAGCTGTGCGCAGTTAGTTGACATAGTAACAAAGCAAGACGAGTGTAGTGAGCCTATATGGAGAGCAGGTTTATCTATAGCTAAGTTCTGTTCTGATGGACAGAAAGCGGCACACATAATGTCTAAGAATCACCCTGAGTATTCAGCAGAAGAAACACAGGATAAGTTTGACAAGATAAAAGGCCCGTACCTATGCCACCACTTCGATGAGTTCAAGCCTGATGTATGTACAGAATGTCCACACTGGGGCAAGATTAAGTCTCCAATATCTTTAGGGGGCAGTGTGCGGGAGGCTACTGAAGAAGATAACGTAGTAGAAGTACCTGCACTTGATCTACCAAACACTCCGACTACTACCTATGTAATTCCGACATACCCAAAGCCATACTTTCGTGGTGCTAATAGTGGTGGTGTGTACATACGTACGTCTAACGATGAAGGCGAACCTGATGAAGAACTTGTATACCACAACGATATATATGTCGTGAACAGAATTACTGATATAGATCTTGGTGAGGTTGTGGTAATACGTTTACACCTACCACAAGACGGAGTGAGGGAGTTTACTGTCCCTCTTACAGCAATAACTTCAAGAGAAGAATTTAGAAAACAAATGTCCATGCAAGGCGTGGCAGTAACAAAGATGGATAAACTTATGACTTATATGACTACTTGGATTAATGAGTTACAGGCTACTACAAAAGCTGACAAGGCTCGTATTCAATTTGGTTGGACTGACGACAGACACGAATCCTTTATTGTTGGCAACCAAGAAATAACAGCTAATGGTGTTAAGAGCAACCCACCGTCTAAAGCTACCGCAGGTTTGATGAATGCGTTTAGACCAAAAGGTTCTTTGGAACAGTGGAAGCAGATGGCTAACTTCTATAACCGTGATGGCTTTGAGTTACACCAATACATGGTAGCTAGTGCGTTTGGTTCGCCTTTAATGGCACTAATGCCTATCGCATGTTCGGGCTTCCACGTTCATAGTAAGGACACTGGGCTAGGTAAGACTACTGCTATGTACGTAGGAGCGTCTGTTTGGGGTGATCCTGAACAATTAGTTATCAATGCAGTAGATACACAGAACTCTATGATGTTACGTGGTGAGGTGTATAAGAACTTACCTTTATATATTGATGAGTTAACCAACGCTGATGGTGGTGAGTTGTCCGATTTGGTGTATCAATTATCTGGCGGTAAGCAACGTAACAGGATGGCAGGTAACTCCAATACTGAAAGGACACGGGGTGAGCCGTGGAGTTTGTTGTCTGTATCTACAGGTAACACAAGTGTGATTGAGCGCATAAGCACAGTCAAAAACGCTCCGAAGGCCGAAGCAGCTCGTATGCTAGAAACAAAAGCAGTTAAGTTATTTGATGAGTCAACTACTAAGCATCTTACTGACGCGCATCAAGCTAACTCCAAGAATATTTTTGGGCATGCAGGTGTACCTTATATGCAACATGTAATTCAAAACTTAGATAGAGTTATACAATTACTACAAGAGATACAACGTAAGGTAGACTCTGGGGCACAGCTTACTGCACAAGACAGGTATTGGTCAGCCGGTACTACAGTTAACATAGCGGGTTTCTTGTTAGCTTGTGAGATAGGACTGTTAGACTATAACAAAGAAAACTTCTTTAGGTACGCCATACGCCTGTTGAACGAAAACAAAGCCTCGGCCAAAGATTTAATATCTTCTACGGCAGACGTATTGAACGACTTTGTGCATGAGCATTGGGGTAGCATACTAAAAATTAGAAGCACTGATGACCTACGTAAAGGGCATGGTAATGGTATGGATGATTTAGTTATACCTGAGTCAGACCCACGCATAAGGTTAGTTGGTAGGTATGAGACCGATGTTAAGAAGTTATATATAGTACCTAAAGTATTAAAGTCTTGGTGTGCTAAGCAACAGATAAACTACAGTTCTTTAGTACAAGACTTTAAAGATAACTATAAAGGTAAGACGTTGAAGATACGTTTAACCAAAGGCACACCTACACAGATGCCTCCATCACATGTACTGTGTGTTGACTGTTCTAATGTCGAACTAGAAGAAGATGCTGAAACTTGATGACATAGCACCTGATGGCGTACGTATTATCGTACGTTGGGATCGCATGGGGGTAGGCGCTTCGGTATTTATCCCATGTATCAACGCCCGTAAAGCACGAGAACAAGTTAACGTAATATTTAAAAGGAAGGGCTGGAAGTATACAGCCAAAACAACAATAGAGAGTGACAAGTTAGGGGTACGTATATGGCGTACCGCATAAAGTTTTAGGACATGGAGTAGCCCTTCCCCTTCGCTACTCCTGTAACTCCCTTAGTCCCTGATGTTCCGAGGCATCAGGGATTTTTTTAATCCCACTGTTTGTATTCTCTTCTACTTTTCTCTAGCGCGTATTGCATCATCTTATTCACAGCCACACCATTGTGCATGGTAGCTACCTTATCCATTTGAGACTTAACAGAACGTTTAATGGTAGCGTCACTTATACCTGCAGTGGGGTGGCGCTTGTTAAATTCTTTTATGTCGTCAAGCACATCCCTAGCCTCAGACGTATCTCGTTGCATAATGGCTCTAAAATACCTTGTAGTTAGTTTACTCCTACGCTCCACTATAGCTTTAGATATTTTTTGTTCTGCGGCACTTTGCGATGTGCGGAACGTATACTCTAGGGGGGCAAAACCAAACACTTTAGTTGCAATTTCTCCCGCACCTATGTCTTCGTAGATAAACTGACCACCCCTAGTCTTAATACCGTTATCTTTGAAGTACCTACCTGCGGCCATAGCGTTACCAAAACCTGCGGGTAAAGCAGCTTCAGTCCCCCGCCAGTATTCTCCTTCGGCAAAGTCATTCCACGAACGGTAGAACCTTTTTGCTGTACTCAAAGCAGGGCCACCTATGTAGTAACCTATACTTTCTTCTAGGCTTGGGTCACGCATGAATCTGTTTTCTTGGAAGATCAAGTCGTTTAGTTTTATACGAGAAGATACATCAACTCCTGTGAGCGTAGATAGTGGCCCTTTAAAGCCCATCTCACCTATATGCTTACGTAGTAGGGTATCTGCGTCGTCTTCTTCATCGTCTAGGAATAAATCCCACACCATAGATACCAGTCCCCAAAGAGGTACACCACCAAGTCCCGCAAACAACAAAGACGATAAATGAATACCTACAAGTTGCCTAATAGCTATCTTCTTCTCTTCTGGATTACCTTCATATAACTTATCTCCAGCAGCTAACCCAGATTTAATCATGGCAGTATTCATGGCTAGCCCATAACTCTTGTACATCAAAGCTACACGACCAATACCCTGCTTAGCTATAGGTGCAGTTGTCTCTAGTCTCGCGCCACCGTTCACTTCTTGTGCTTGATACATGGCTTCTTTAGCAGCTAGTGCACGTCGTTGGCCTATATCTGTGGGAACAGTAATCTCTTTACCCTCTCGTACACTAAAGAACTTTTCGCCTGCTTTAGCTTTGTCTGACATTTGCTGTCGCACTAAATCATAGGTGGCAAGTATGGTGGTTTGTGTGTTAAATCTTTCAGCACCATTGAAGAAGAAAGCTGACCAGTGCGCTAACTTATCTCTAGCCGTAGCTTTTTCATTAACACCTAACTCTATTAGTGTGTCTCCAGAGTATAGCTTGCCTCGTTGTCTAGCCTCTCTTACGATAGGTATAATACTTTCAAGGTATTCTATACGCGCTTTTGCATCGGCTTTGTCTAGGGCAGTTTCTTCGATGTCTTTCTTGACGCTATCCTTTAAGTTGAAGTCTTTATC